ACAGCCGGAACGGTAGGACCTATTGAATAAGGTTTCGATCCATCCAAAGGGGCAAGGAACGTAGTCGTGCAATCACAATACAGATTCCCTGTTGTACCCAGCTTTCCACGCACAACCGCCATTGTACTCGATTTTGGTATCGAAATGGTTTGTCCGGTTCCTGTTTTAATCTGAGCCGCCCCTTCGAGCATCACTTTCGTGTCCGGAGCAAAATAAGTCTCTCCTACAAATGTACCGCCAGCTACCGTCTTTATTTTTTCAGCGATCATTTCGATCATCTGATAAGTAAGCTCGTCGGATCCGGGCGCGGAGATGATACGCTTTACAGGTCCGCTTCGCTTTTGAGCTGCATTCAGAGTAGTCACGGTCGGTTTATCACCAGCCCAATCGACGCCATCGGAAGAAATACATCCTAATACCACTCCGCCCAACGAAAATTCATCGAGCAGCATCATAAATCCATCATTAATTGGCTCCATGTCAAATAAGTTTTTTAATTATATTCATTAAATTCTTAGCTATTAATTTCAAGGGATCCCTGAAAATATATATCAGTAATATGAGTATTACCAGTCCCGAAACATAACCCGCATCAATCCAAAATTTTTGCCATTTGGTCAGCTGGTTAGTCACCTTTGTAGTCGATACAAGCTGAGGTTTCATGATCGTATCCGTTTTACTGATGTACGATATGCTATCCTTTCCGGTATTGACCTCTCTCGTCCGGTATTTATAGAGAAATACCGTGTCGCCCTTCGTTTGTATCAGTGTCGAATCGTGTACATATTCCGTATGATTGAGAACCCGGTCGATGTACTTCGTTTCGGTTTTTGTTTGTGCCGGCTGCAAAATTTCTTTCGTTCTGCAACCGGACATGCAAACAACCACTAAGCAAAAAAGAGTAACAAAAAAAAGCTTATTAATTAACCGTTCCATTTCCATTGTCTATTTGTTTGTTATCGTCAATCACCCCGTCCAGCTTTAAGAATTGTCGCAAATAAGGGATATGGTTGATGAACTCAACCGAGATTAACCAATATATAAATTTGAATACTTTATTCTCCGGCATCAATCTGCATAGGTTTTTGGAGATGTTCACGCCGTAAAAATAGATCAACACATACGTCATTGCCGAGATACATTGCAGTGCGCCTTCCGGCTTATCAATATGGTCTCCCACGAAGAACACGAAACTGATGAGTGCAAAGAAGATAAATGCTTCGATGAAGCACATGAATCCCTTTTTAAAATCGAACTTCTCGTGTTGTACCAATTTTGCAGAGATGATCCCAAGCAGGAAATTGGCGAATAACACAGACATCACGGCGATCAATATATTTGAAACCGGATGAAAGTAGGCTATCAGTGCAGCCAATGTGCACGACACATAACTTCTTACTGTATCCATTATAAAACCTCCCAGGCTTTATGAATGACTGCCATATCGGCTTTCACTCCATTTTCGTGTTGAGAAATAGCCGCTGTAAGGGCACACATCTGGTCTTCGGAATCGACATCAATAATCGCATTTCGATTAATGCCGGAAACTTTTTCTACCGAGGCGACATAAGCCTTTGTATTATTTTCAGAGCTTGGAGCCCAGCGGGCGATGATCTGTTCTATTGTTCTGCATTCATGATAAATGCTATAGTTTTTCAATAGTTTCAGAACGGCCCGATATCCATATTCCATGCTTTTAAATTGCTTAAAAGCCGGGTCTTTCGAGGGCTGTATTTCGCCTATCCACTTTGTAGAAGATAGGCGAATATTGCCAGGATTATTATTTCTTAAGCCTCTAGGTAATGCCATGATTATGCAGTTTTAACTTTTGAAACAATAGCTCCAATCGCTTCTTGAACAAATGGCAACACGATATAACGGTGTCGGAAGTTCATTGTAGAGGTATGAGTCTCAGGTGAAGTAATTGCATCACGATAATACATCTTTGTACTTCCGGCTGCTTTGAAACAACGACTTGCATAGAATGCAACCGATGCTCTGTATTTTGATCCGGTAGTAGGCAGAGTGTTATAATTCGATTTTGCCCCAGTCTGATCAAATACCGGACATCCTACATAAGAATAGCATTTGAATCCGTACATATTCATTGACAATTGGCCTGTTTCAAAATTGTAGAACTGTCCGAAGAACTTCTGATCGGTTCTCAACAAGTCATTGACGTGATCAGGACACAGAACAAGGATACGTCCTTCCTCGGGCACTTCCAGCTCATCAAATTTAGATTTCATATTAATAAAATCATCACGGGTAACAGGTTGCCTTGCACCTACCGATGCGTCTCCGGATGTAAACAACACGGGAGTCTTATCATCTGTAGCAGCCGGAGCAAGCGCATGAATAGCTTTTGAGAATTTCGCTCCTGCAATCGCATCTGCATGACGCTGTATCAATGATGCACGTTTGTCATAACTCATCGCATACAGTTCGTCATCAGTAATCGGAGTAACCTTGGTATCATACTTATCTAATGAAATAGGGATATCGGAATCCGTGATCGTTTGGCTTTCGATCGGATAGGTCTTATTATTGATCAATACGTCCGGCAATCCTCCTTCGCCAACAAAATGTATCACATCTTGATTATCAACCTTACCTGAATAGTCGGGGATATCCTGAAGGAAACTCCCGTTTACCTTTGCATTAAGATTCCTGATAATATCACCGGTCCACAACTCGGTTGCTATTCCATCGGCTAATACACCCTTCGGCATAAATGATCCGATCAATGCAGTAATAGCAATTGCAACAATTGCACCTCCGACGGGATTAGCTCCTATAGCCGACGCTAGTACTGCGCCCATAATGGCGTTGAACGCCAATCCGGAAAATAATTTTTTCTTATTCATAACAATTAAATTAATTAGTCTTTCAATTCAGGGCAATCAACACCATATTCCGCACGATACAGCTTTTTATATTGCTCTTTGTCATTTTTGCGCATCTCAAGAAGACGATCGGCTGGTACTTCACTCAATTTCTTGAATTCGTGAGGCAGCCCATCTTTATCCGTATTGATCAGATTCAGCGGTTTAATGGAACCGTTCATTGATAGCACTAATGTCTTGAGCGATTCATTGCCCAATTTCTTGCCCATCGTGACAAACTCATCTTTTTTAGCTGCTGGAATTTTCCCCTCCTTGATTGCTGCCTCCACGGTTGTGGTAATGGCTGACAATGTGAGTGCTTCTTTCTCTGCCTGAAGAGTTGCCGCATTATCGCTCTGCTGTTTCATCAGAGACATTTTTTCCTTTATCTGTGCTTCAGTAGCCGTCTCAGGCAAACCGAGCATTAAACACAATTCTTTTGAATCCATATCCTTTTTATTATTTTGAGGTTTTGTTTCTATTTTAAGAGGTCCAAATACTCCTTTTGCAAGATTCAGTTTTTCACCTTTATAGAATAGCTCAAGGGCATCGTCGTTCGCACCAATATCTACCACGGATACTTCATTTAATTTAGATTTGGTGATGGTGGGAAGAGTCTGCCCTTTAGCCATATTTTCTACTGTTTCATCGATTGCAAGAATATCAATGCCTGCGCTTACCATTTTCAATGTTCCGGCATCCCATTGCCCATGGATCTGCTTCGAGAGGTCTGTCACATCATCGAAGACCAATTCTCCGATTACATCGTCATTCTCTTTTCTCACATTTTCTATGTGTCCGATTGCCGATGCGTTCCGGCAATCCCGAAAATGCATATACAATAAAATAGGATTCCTATTGTATTGGTCAATATCCATTCCGTCGGTAAGAACTCGCGTACCATACGAGTTAATGGAGCTGTTTGAAATCCTTACCGGATAATTATTTTTTAATTCTGTAGCCATAGGCATATTCTATTAAAATCCTTTTGTGATTAATTTTCGACTCAAAATTAAGCTCCTGGCCAGGAATAAAAAAATAAGTATGAAAGGCTTTCCTGTAAGTCTGAAGCGGTCGCATTGTATTTTTATAAAGCTCTATTTTTATCTGATTTTTGTGTCAAAATAATAAAGCATGGTAAAAAAAAATGACAAAAAAGATTTAGCCGAAGCCCTCTACATGTCCGGAATCAATCAGCAGGATATCGCTGAGAAAATTGGCATGAGTCGCGTGACCATTAATAAGTGGTGCATGAGCGGTGGATGGAAGGAAAGGCGGGGAGCAAAGACAATTACCAGGCAAGAGCTTATCAATAAGATCTTATTATCTATCAACGATGCGCTCGAGGAATGCAAGAATGATCCGAAAAAATTCGGAGCAACGAGCGATCAATTGGCAAAGCTAGCTTCGACGATCGACAAACTTGACAAAAAGGGTAATGTAGTTGACTACATCAATACCTTCGTCGATTTCTCTGATTGGCTAGAGTCTCAAGTAGGAATTAACAAAGAGGTAACTCCTGTGCTCATTCGTGTAATAACTACGCTTCAGAATAATTTCATTAATCAAAGATTCTAATGGATGCAAAGACATTAAAAGAGGCACGCAAAAAATGGGAGGAACATTGTAAGCGGATTGACAACATTACCTCTGAGATGATCGTCGAAAGTCCGGATGAAAGGAAAAAGAATATCCAGCTTGCCCGGAAAGATTATGCCTATTTCTGCAAAAGATATTTTCCTCATTATTGCAAATGCGAAAATGCTGAATTTCACAACAGGGCTGCAAAAAAGATTAAGGACAATCCAAACCTGAAGGGGCTCTTTAAATGGCCGCGCGGACATGCAAAGTCAACTCATATTGATATTATGACGCCTCTTTGGCTAAAGTTCCAAGAGGAACCTCAAATACACTTGATGGTACTTGTCAGCAAATCAGAGGACGCAGCAGACAAATTACTATCAGACTTACAAGCGGAGCTGCAATACAACAAATACCTCATTCGAGATTTCGGGCAACAGTTCAAATCAGGAAGTTGGGAAGAAGGAGACTTCGTTGATGCGCAAGGAGTGGCTTATCACGCCTTGGGACGCGGACAAAGCCCTCGAGGCTTACGTAATCACGAAAACAGACCGGACTATATTGTTATTGATGACTTTGACGATGATGAAATCATCAAGAATGAGAAGCGCGTCCAAGATGCCGCTGATTGGGTCACGGATGCGCTATTTGGTGCACTTGACGGCGGTCATGGACGTTTTATCATGGTGGGCAATTTAATAAGCCATAACAGTGTATTGGAGATCATGTCAAAGAAAAAGTCCATGTACGTCGATATGATCCAAGCTTATGACAAAAACGGGGATCCGTCCTGGCCACAGAAATATACAAAAAAGGATTTACAGGATTACGAAGAGTTCGTCGGGTATCGGTCTTTTCAACGTGAGATGATGCATAACCCGATCACGGTCGGAAAAATATTTAAACGAGATTGGATCAAATGGAAAAAGCCCCTTAAGCTGAATCAATACGAAATGATCATTGCTTACCTGGATCCATCTTGGAAGCCGGGTAAAAAAGATGATTACAAGGCTTGCAAAGTATGGGGAAAACCGAAACGTGGAATACCGGGCACTTCACCTACCGAACTGCATTGTTTATATGCATTCGTTCGACAAAGCTCAATCGGGGAAATTGTCAGATGGTTGTATGACCTTTACGAAAGTACTCCCAATATCGGGATACAGTTTTACATGGAGGCATCCTTCATGCAAGATACACTCCTGGACGATTTCACGGCCGAGGGCGATGAGAGAGGATATCAATTGCCGATCCGCGGAGATAAAAGAGCGAAGCCGAACAAGGAAAAAAGAATAGAAGATATCTCCCCATTATGGGAAAGAGGATTTGTCTTTTATAATATCGACATGCAGGAGGATATCGACATGAAGGCAGGCATTGAAATGACTCTTGAGTTCGAGCATGGAATGCGCGGACATGACGACGGGCCTGATGCGGACGAAGGGGCTATTTGGATGTTGCAAAGATCGAACCGACGCGAGAGAAATAAACCGACATGGGGTTATCGACAAACGTCAAAAAATATGTGGTGATGTTTATAACAAAAGATGATTACGTGAATATTGCATCGGATGCTCTGTCGATAGTAGAGCAATCGGATGAAACGAAAAGAGAAACAGCCGAAAAGGCTGCACAGGAAGAGATAGCCGGATATCTAAGAGGTGTCTATGATACCGATGCGATATTTGCAGCAACGGGAGACAATCGGAACCCTTTGATCGTGATGGTATATTGTGATATCACCTTATATCATTTGATTTGCTCACGGCCGCAGAAAATGGGCTATGACTTACGTGAAAAAAGATACGATTATGCGATTTCCGTATTGAAAGATATTCAATCCGGAAAATTAGCTCCCAGTCTTCCTCGACCTGCTTCAACAACTGATCCGAATCAGTATAATAAAATTCAATTCGACCCGGGTACAAAAAATAATTATTTTTGGTAATATGAGTATATTTGGTAGACACAAAGAGATAATGGCGGGTAAAGTA